CAGTACCACCAACAGATCGATCAATGTTTGCTTCTACATCATCAGGTACACCATCAGTTATGTCATCTAATTGGTCAGCCATTAATTATTTCCTATGTCTGGAGTTCTAGTAATAACCCTACCATCACTTTGTGGAGTAAGTATTTGTTGCATATTTAATAAAGTACTATCTTTTACTGGTGCTGTACTAATGCCAGAGTTATCTGTTAATCCATTAAGCATCTGCATAAAAGATTCTTCTAATGTTGGATTGTTGCTGCCCGGACGAGACTTACCAAACCTAGCCAGTCCTTCTAATCCTGCATCAGTTCCTGTTAACTGTTCTAACATTAACTGTAATGTTTTTTCGTCTTTACGTTCATTTGCTTGTGCTGCTTGTGCACGTAAAACTTCTACTTTTTGTAAAAGTGTTTTATCATTTTTAGCAGATTCTTTTAATTCATTAAGCTTGTCAAAAACATTAGTACTAAGTTTTTGTACATCTGGTTTAATGTTTAGTGCACTTTTATTATTACTTATAATGTCAGGCATTAAATCTCTTAAATCATCTTCACCTAGAGCACGTAAAAATCCATCTTTATCAATAATCTCTTGTATCTTGTCCATTTGCATTCCGATCTTTTCTCCTTCAAGATCAAGACCTGCTGCTTTTTGCCTGTTAGGATTAACTATTTCATCTGCACGTATTGGTACATTGGCAGCATCTAACGGATTAAATCCTGCTGTGTCTTCTGTTCTTGCTATAGGAGTATCAAACTCAGGTGAAGAAGAATAGTTACCTTTAGATTGAGATAGATCACCTTCTACAATAGCTTTCTTTTTATAAAATTCTCTTCCTTTTTTCTTTTGTATAGTAGCTGGACGAGTTTTACTATTACTTATACGTGTTGTATCAGGAGGAAATAACTCACTACGATCTAATTCAAATGCTTTTATATGTTCTGTTTCTGGAATCGTAGGTTCACTTAATACTCGTGACTCTACTCCTTCTACTAACAAGTTACCGTCTTTACTATATAAACCATCAATAACTTCATCAGATGGAAATGCTTCTTCAACACCGGCATCATAGTTATTTTTTGGATTAGAAAACGTACCATCATCATTGGGTTTAATCTTACTACTTCTTAATCGACTTACTATAGCAGATAATAATTGTGGATTTAAACTAGCCATGTCGAACATTCCTTGTCATCTCAGGCATATCACGTTCACCCCATTTACGCCAACCAACATCAGGTCTATGTGCTGCTTGTATTAGTTTAGACACATTAGGTCTATGTGATAACATATATTTAATAGTATCCATAGCATGATCATCTCTATCCATTGGCTTATCCATTACATCACCTGTAGGAGTCTTACGCCAGTAGTAAGCAGTAAATTCGTTGATCAACCATTCAAGATGCTCACTTACATATATGTATGGTGAGTTTAATTCTTTAGTAATAGGGTTAGCATGGTTACGTTGTGGAGTAAGATACTGTCCGACTTTAATAATGCCATTAGTAATATCATTGTTACCGCGTACAGCTAGTAGTCCATCCTGCATAAACATATCAGATATAGCAAGTCCTACCGTCTTTTTGCCAGTTCCTTTGCGCCTAAATATATCAGGATCAGCGTATAAGAAATTATTATCGGGAATACCATACTCAATACGACATTCTTTAATACGTAAAATGTGATCATCTAATGGTTGCTCCTTTTCGTAACCGCCATCTATGATAAAGACATTACCATGCTCATCAGTAAAGCCACATAGATAACAATAAGGTACAGCTAGTCCATAGTCGTATCCTTCTAAATATGTAACATCTCTTGTCTTCATTTGTAACTGTTTAAGATATTGTAACATATTGTGATAAGGCATTGTATGTAATACCTCATTGAACTGTGGATATACTAATCCTTCATAACTAGCCCACTCACCCATTAAGAACCTAGTACGCATTTGTCCTTGGTATGATGCTTCTAGTGTTTTAATAAAGTCTTGCTCTAAGTTAGCAGCGTTCTCGTATGTACTGCCCTCATACAATTCAATGATAGGAGTGGGTGACTTCTTATCATCTAATAACATCTTACCATCAGAGTCTGTCTCACACATTAAATCATTATTAACTATGCCACGATCTAAATCATGTAATGGTTTAACTAGCTTTTTATATACCCAGTTACGTGTAGGGTTAGTAGTTAACATTACCCAACGTGGACCAGTCTTAGGCATTGTTGGATCAGTACCATCATACACTGCCATACCACGTAGACGACCTAACAAATCTAGTAAGTCTTTATGTACAATCTCAGGGTCTTCCATCTGATCTACTACGATTAAATCATACGTAGCAGATAGTAAGTTAGACGTAGTACTCTCACCAGACTTACCTTGCTGTGCTATATATCTGAAATTGATTGTAGTACCATTGGTAAACAGACAAGTGTTACTAGCATTAGCCGACTTAGGAAATGATTTGATCCATGCTGGTGGACACCATTTAAGAAACTCTTTACGTAGAGTATCATTTAACTTTGGATATGTAGAACGTGCCATAAGTATATTAGCACCGGGATAGTCTTTAGCTATCTCTAATGTCTTGATGCATACGTTAGTAGTTTTACCATTAGCAAATCCACCACCAAAGAGTTGTATCTTAGCCCTAGACTTTTGAAATTTATCTTGCAGACTATCTTGGTGTAGTTTGAATGTAGGCACTTAGCAATTCCATTTTTTAAGTGACAAAGATAATCTGTCTTTACCTGTATTGTTACTAGCTTTTTGTCGTTTACGCATTCCCTTCATTCTAGCACAAAAGGATTTACGACGAGCAGCAGATTTAGAACCTTTTTTAAGTTTACTAGGTTTAGTAGTAACAGCAGTTTTTAACTTACTACCGGGATTAGCTTTTCTATAGCTTGCTACACCTTTAGCATTTAATCCACCTTTAGGGTTCTTACCTTCTTTACGTGTCCACGCAGCAGATTTCTTTTTACTTTTACTTTTGCGTTTACGTTTTACTTGTTTAGTAATTTCTTTTTTTAGTTTTGACACTACGCCATACTTTTCTTCTTCATTGGTGGCATAGAAGGTTTAGCTTTTTTACTAGCTACTTGACTAGATATAGCATTCTTTAATGGTGACTTACTCATATCTTTTTCATTATTTGATGGACGACCAACTTGCTTACCGTATGTTCCTGCTCCGTATGGCATAATAAAACTCCTTAAACTCTAGACCAGTCTGTGTTAGCTAATGCAATAGTACTAGTTACATCAGCACGTTGTGCAATATAGTTTTGATCTGCTGTATAATCAGTACCAATCTGTCCTACATAACTAGGAACAGTAGTACCAATTAATGCAGACGCTACAACACTTACTTTACTATATTGATTTTCTGGACCGCTACCAGTAGTACCGCCACCATTACCACTTTTATCTAATACTGCCGCCATAATAAACTCCTATGTTAAAATTACATAACTTCGTTAGGTGTTATATCTATTGTAGGTATGTTTTGTTCTTCGTTTTTAATATACTCAATAGTTAAACCACCTTCAACTTTGTGTCTATGTTCAATAATATCAGCAGGACGATGACCAGCACGATCTAATATATTATTAGCTGCTGTCATGCGAGTAGTGATACCCATCTCATTATTGTTAACAGTATCTACCATTAACTTTGCACTACTACGAGAATGCATTGCAAACATATCACGAATTGAATTTGTGTCACTTTCTACTATAGTGTTAACAATTGTTTCAGACATTGTAGTATACGCATCATTCATTTTAATGTTTTGTAACTGTTCAATATCAATACTAAGAATATTAGCAATATCCTTTTGATCCAAACCAAACAGAGAATACATTAGTACAAGACTAATAGTATTCATCTGTTTAGGTGGAACAGGAAGATCATGTATACGTTTACGTGATGCTACAATATCACGTTGCATATCTTCCATGTTAGGTACTTCTGTTACTATACTATCTATTGCAGATATTACAGCACCACTAATCGGATTGATTAATGTTCCATCAGCTAACTTTAATGGTTCAGTACCTAATGGTAATGTCATTGTGCTAATTGCTGTACCATAGCAGCAGCTTTATCGGGCGGCATTGATCCAAGAATTTGTTGTACAGAATTTGTATCACCATTAGCTATTAATTCTTGTAATAACCTAATTTGTTGAACATCTGTATTTGCTGGAGCAACAGTGTCTGAAGTAAGAAAATCAGTTGATGGTCCTTCATCTCTTAACATATCACTAGTTTCTAATGGCACAGGTTGTATATCAACATCATCACCAGTAAAAGATTCGTCAAACAAAAAATCATCATCAAAACTTGCTAATGGATTTGTTCCAGAAGGATTACCACTAAGTAAATCTGCAATGTCAGCACTTGTCATAGCAGAGTTTGCACTTGTATTTTGGTTAATGGTGTTATTGCGTTTAGCATCCCTACTAGTTTTACTGTTTTCCATAAGTTCACGAATAGCTTTTTGACTATCCACAAAACTATCACCAAGTCCGGCAAAAGGATTTTTAAATAGTGACGGCTCAGTTTTAGTAGCAGTTTCAGTAACAGTTTCTGGTAAATCTGGTTGTCTGCTTTGTGGATCGTTATTCATTCCATCACCAGTTAAATCCATAGCAGAAAGACCTGAATAATCAGGATCATCTTGGCCTCTAGCCATGTATGCATTATTTGCTGCTTCTGTTAGTGGTCCTCTAATACCATCAACAGCTAATGCAGCACCTTCATTATTTAACATGTTTTGTAATGCAATGTTTTGTGCGTAGTTAGCAGTGTTACCAGCAGTAGCTGGTACTTTACTACTTTCACCAGTTAAATCCATATCCATGTTACCGGGATCATTATCAGTTTGTTGCGGAAATAGTTGTGCACCTAATTGTGGAGTAGGTGCACCCATACCTAACTGTTTTTGTAACGCTTGATGATCACGCATTCTAGCACGAGCTAAAACAGCATCTACTTGGTCTGGTGAAGTTGCTGTTCTTTCACCGCCAGCAAACGAACCAAAGGGATCATTGGAGTTATCTAGAATCGGTTGATTAGCCATTAGATATTTTCCCCTTTGCCTCCACCACCATTACCACTAGCATCAGTAGGATATGTTGGAGCACGGTTAGAACGACTACCAGAAGGAATTAATTCTTTCTGTAGTTCTGTAACATCAGCAGCTGTTACTGCACGAGCAGTATTAGGAGTAGCAGAACCAATGTTATTATTAATAGTGTCATCCATACGTTCTTGTGCATTAACAGTACGAACACCGCCTTGTACATTATCAGAAGTATTAGCAACACCAGCAATCTGACTAGTAATAACACTAGCGCTTGTCTGTGGTGTTTGTCCTGCTGTTGCATCTGTTAAGATAGAACTAAGGATTTCTCCGTGTTGTCTCATACCTGATTTACGTAGTAAGCGTGTTAAGTGATACCTGTTAGGGCTACGTGCACTTAGTAAGGAGTACGTGCTAGTTGAACCAGCATCATCTTCCCAAAATCCAGTTGAAGTTGCCATCGCTCTTATTCCTTTGTTTTGCTAAATGGTTATTAGTGATATAACAGTATATTATATATTATTTATAGTACAGTGTTATATATTATATTAGTTATGTCCTGTCCTGTATATATAAGTCAATTATCATACATATATACATACACATAGTGCCAATTATATAATACTTATAGATCCAGAGCACACAACACACCTATACTCGCGAACGTAAGTGAGCGAGAACACTACTACACACTATAACTAACTACATATTCTTAGTAACTTTAGTAAATATATATACTAGGTACTTAGTGTTTTGTAGGGGGGCTATGTTTTAGTAAAGGGGGTGATGACTGATCTGATTATAGTACTACGCCTATAATACATAATACCATGTTTTGGATTGGCGGGGGGCATTATATATCACTAATTGTGTACCCCCCACCCGTTATAGGACATTTAT